GCCAGCATCTTGCCGAAGTTGGCCAGCGTCACATAGATCGACACGCGAGAGGACTGCGCCACGGTGTTGCAGAAGATCGACTGCATCTCAGCCTTCATGCGCCACACATAGTCCACGACCTTCTCGGCATCCTCGCGGTTGTCAATGCGAGAGACGAACTGAAAGACCTGCACAAGCTGCGCCGTCGGGTTGTCAGACAGCGGCGCATTGGCCGGGTCCTTGAGCACGCGCTCCAGCGGGCAGATGTCACGACCGAAGCGCACATAGGAGGACAGGTTCTGCGCACCCGTCTCGCCGATGGTGCCGACCAGCGCCGACTCCAGCGTGTCGTCGTCGAGCACGCCGTCACCCGCACTGAGGATGTCGGACGCAGCGTTGAGCGAGCGCGGAGTGATGTAGGCCATGGCCGTCGAGCGGGGGTTGAAGATCATGCCGTTGTCCTTGGCGAGGTCTTTGCCCTCGTACTTGCCATGCTTCTCGTAGTCAAGGAACGAGTCGAAGATCTGCGGGTAGCTGTTGGCGAAGGCGATGAGCGAAGGGTTCAGGCCGCGCGGGATGGCGAAGTTGTTGACCCACTCCTCCATGGTGGGCTTGCGCATCTTGGTGAACACGAGGCGGTTGCGCAGGTGCGCTTGGATGCTATCGCCCAGACCCTCGACGGCGAGGTTGGTCGCGCAGAACACGACGGACCCCTCGGGCATGTGGTAGTTGCCGACGCGTCGCTCGTAGATGATCGGAGCGAGCACGTTCTTGATGAACTGCGGAGCCTTGGCAATCTCGTCGAGCATGACGAGGATGGGGCGCGCGCCATTGATGCCCAGTTGGTTGTGCTTGCTGACACCGAAGCGCTCGTTGGGAAGCTCACGAGAGATGCCGTTCTCGCGGTCAAGGTCGGGCATCCACACCGAGCCATCGGACAACTGAGTGCAATCGACCGGGTCAACAGCGATGTGGTTGGCGAACTGCGGCAGTTGCTTGAGCGCATGGAACAGCGCCGTCTTGCCGATGCCGTTCTCGCCCTCGACGATGATGGTGCGCTTGTCGCCGACAGTGGCGATGAGTTGCAGGACTTGGTTGAAAGACAGAAGTTTGGACATGGTTGCTATCTCCTAATGGAAAGAAAAGTGACGGATGAAAAATCGTTGTTGTGTGTGGATTGTATGGGTGTGTCTAGTGTTTGACAACTCCTTTCTGTGAAAAATCAAGGGCCGTAGACGGTGATGTTGGTCAGCACAACCTCGTCACGGGTAGGAAACTGGGGGTACTCTTTGAACCCGCTAGTACCTTTGATGTGCAGGACTTGCTGCAACTTGTTCCAGAGAGACCGCACAAGCTCGGCCTCGGTGACGGGCTCGATGTCGGAGTACTCCACCTTGGGTGCTTTCCACGCGAGGAACCCCTTGGCGTACGCCCTGTCGCTGGCGATCTTGCTGAAGCAGTGGTGGGCCAGCATCATGAACGCATCGGCACCTGCTTGGGTAGGCGCGCGCCCATCACGCAGCGCCTCGTACATGTCGCGTATCTCGACCTCCTTGGCATGGGGTAGCACGAATCCTTTGAACTCCCCGGCGATGTAGCTGCTGAACACAACCTCATGCACGAACTCAGGCAGGCGCATCGCGGCGAGCATGAACAGCGGCTCGAACAACTTCTTGGCCTGCGCACGCGCTTCCTTGTCGGCACTGCTTGAGACCCTGCGGTAGATCGGCACATGCTTGGACTTGTCCACCATGAGCAAGCCGCGCGGCGTGAACCATGCGTCGGTACTGAAGTTGGGCGTGTCCTTCATGGTGCGCGTCATGATAGGCAGCATTACACGGCGGCCGTCGGTGGTATCGACCTCGCTGTACCAGTCACGGCGAACCACATTCCACATGAAGTCCCTGCTGGTCTGCGATCCGTGCCATACAAACTGCCTGCGCTCGTTGCCCTCGGCATCAGGTGCCCAGTAGCGCGCCATCACGGTTTGGTACAGCACGAGGTCGTAGTAGCTGTCGTCTTGTCCGCGCTCGATGCGGTAGTGGTAGCTGCGTGTGTCCTTGAGCGGTCGCTGAGACTCGTGCCACTTGCGTGAGCGCGGCGGCTTGGGCCGGCCCTCGAAGTACTTGTGCGCGTCTGCGTAGCAGGTGATGTAGGGAAGATCGCGTGTGCCGTTTTTGTACATGGTTGGTTCTCCTTGGGTTGGGTTAAATCATCTTGCCGTCTTCATCGAAGCGCCAGTCGTTGATCTCGGCGATCTCGGCAAAGTTCTCTGCGCTGATGTAGTGGTCGTACTCCTTACGCAAGGTGGAGTAGATCTCGTCAGCGTAGCTGCGCGCCTTGTCCTGCATCCACTCGGCGAGGTTGTCGAGCAGGTGGCTCATGCTGATGCCGTTTGCAAGCTCGCGTACAGATGCTCCGCACAGCACACTCTCCGGGTCCGTGATTACTGCATCGGAGCGAGTCTCACTGAAGTCCGTTGCCTCGTAGTACTCGACCTTCATGTGCGCCGAGTTGGTGTACCAAGTGCCGGAGTAGTAGACAGTCGCGTCGGGGTACGCCCAGTCGTCCCGTATCAGTTCGCGCAGCACGATGTATCGGTGGTGGTCTGGGTTGTCTTCCTTGAGGTGGTAGTCAATGAAGGTGCCGATCTTGATGCGTCCTTGCCACGACGCGCCGTCGCCTTGTGTGTAGAACCCGGACCAGCGCACATCCTCGATGTCGAAGCCGCGCTCGACGCCTTCCCGCTTGGCATCGTCAATCAAACATTCGGAGTCGAACAAGTCCCAGTCGAATTGCCAGTCTTGGAGCGCGCGCTCCTTGGCCTTGTCGGACAGTTCGTTGAAGGTGTAGGTGGTTTCGGTGGTCATGCTAGATCTCCTTGTTGCCGTCGCGCATGGCAATCAGCGCTTTGTACTTGTCCATGGTCTCATTCGTCATGACGCTGACGCTGAAGTTCTCTTGGCTGAATGTGTTGAACTTGATGTCGTAGGTTTGCTCGTGGCCGTAGAAGCCTTTGCCGGTGCCCTTGTAGGTGCGTTCGATGGTTTCGCAGCCGTGGACTATGCCGAGGATGCGTTCAAACTGGGCGTCGGTGAGCAGCAACTCTTGGCCGCAGAAGGGAACGTGTAGTTTCATTGTCAGGGTCTCCATTGAAAGACGTCCAGAAGGACGACGATGAGTGCGGCGATGTAGACCACCGCTTGGATAACTCGGGGACAGTTGTCCCTGATTCGCTGCCTCCACGAGTAGAGGCGAACTGGTTTGGCAAGCCATGCCTCGGAAGAGGCATGACCGTTCCTTTTGAAGAAGCGCACTACTTAACTCCTTTCATTCCCTTGAGGGACACATAGCGCAGGTACAACTCGCCGTACATCTCCAGCACACGGACGAACGCCTCCTCGTTGCCTGTCTGCCGCGCCAGATGCACTAGCTTCTTGCAGTCTTCAAGCGCAGCCGCGCACTTGGCAAGGACTTCTTGTTGGTTGCTCATTGCTTACTCCTTCTCGGTCACATTGATCTTGAACTCAACAACCTTCAACGCCTCGACCACATACTCCTCGATGTTGTCGGTGCTGATGAAGTTCTCCAGCTTGTCGTCGATCTCGTGCTCCGCCATGTGGTTGGTGTCGTACTCGTGCTGCTCGATGGCTTCGGACACGATGTCGTTGACCTTGTCCTCGGTGACGAACCCGTGGTTGCGCCGCAGGTATGTCTCGATGGTGTCCTCGACCCGCGATGTCACATCGTCCTCCTCGGGGTGAGCCTTGTCTTGCTCGTGGTTCTCGACGGCAGTGTTTGCAACCTCCCACATCTTGTCTATGAGGCTCTCGTCCATGTGGCTCAGCGTGTTGTGGTTCTGCACGAGGGCAGCGAACTTCTTCTCCACCATGCGCTCGATGAGCGGCGTGATGAGTGCCACGAGTGCGTCGGTCAGGGCGATGGCTTGGTCTGCCTGCGGGTGCTGCTCAGGCCCGGGGTTGGTGGGCTTGTCGTCCTTGGCTGCGTCTGCCTCCATGATGGCGGTGATCTCTACCGGGTTGGTGATGGGAGTGGTGGTGATGTCGGCGGGCAGGTAGTTGTCTTGGTACATGGTGTGGTTCTCCTTGGTTGGTTAGCGGGAAAGGGCGTGGATCTTCACGAGCAGGTCGTTGTACTTGGCCGCACGCTCGCGGGTCTGCTGCAGCTCAGCCTTCAGGTCGCGCACCAGCTGGTGTGCGTTCATCATCTCCTCGATGGCAGCTTGGGCAATCTTGTCCGCCTCGCCCGTGGTGAGCGGCTCGGGTACGCGCAGCTTCTTGCGTGTCGCATCGTCCATGGTGCGGATCAGGTGCTCGACGGACATGACTGCGCGTTGGCCTTGTGCAGTAGCAGCAATGATGCTGTTGGTCTCGCGGCTGCCGGTCAGCAACACCAGCAAATCAAACAGCGCCTTCTCGGCGCGGGTGGGTTCGTACTTCTTCATGGTGTGGTTCTCCTTGGTTGGTTGATTACTGTGCGGGCAGCCATTCGAGGCCGAACACGGAGGGGTACAGTTCGCGGCCGTCTGCGGTGTAGACGAAGCCGGAGGATGAGGGCTTGTGCGGGGGGTTGCCGCCCGTGATGGTGCTCGGCTCACCTCGGAAGTTGTTGACCCCGTCGCCCTCGTGCACCGACAAGCCGGTGCCTTGGTAGGTCAGAACCCATCCGTCTTTTGCGATTGCTTGCATGTTGGTATCTCCTAACTTTGATTACCCCGTGACCGACGGGGCGGCGGTTGAACTCAGGGACACGGTGTCCCCGAGTTCGGATTCTTAGATGTTGTCCCAGTCGATCGGCTCGGTGGGTGTGGGCTGCGATGTGGTTGGCACGATCGGGATGTCCTGCGCGCTCACCGGGGCTGTCTGTAGTGGCTTGGCAAACGCTCCCGGCCTACGCATCCGGGCTGCAAGGTTGGGCTCGATGGCCGTCCACCACGCAGCGATGCGTTCCTTCTCCTCGGGACGCAGGAAGTCCTGCCACCTGTCGTGCTCCGCCTTGAGCTTGGCAGACCGCATGGTGAGGGTCAGGTCAGCGCGGAGTTGGCGCAGCATGGCGAGGTAGCTGTCGGTGTAGGTCAGGACAGGGCCCATGTTCGCTGCGCTTGCGTTGGCTCGGGCGTACTTGCGCTGCTGTGTAACGGATCGGATCTCAAGCTGTAGCTCAGCGATGATCCCCTTCCACGCATTCATGACCAGCCCTTCCCAGCGCTTGTGTCCTGCGGCGCGCTGCTCACGGAGCGCCTTCTCAGTCCGCGTCTTGGCGATGGCCGTGGCCACCACCTCGCTGATCTCACCACGCGCTGCCTTGGCCTTGAGTTCGGCGGTGGTGAACGATTCGGGCTTGCGCCTGCGGCGAGGGCGACAGTCCGCGCAGTGCTGCGTCTCAATGATGACCTGCCGGTTGCCGCTGTAGCCCTTGGACTTGGCCTCGGCCACAGTGAGGGCGCGCTTGAATTTCGCAGGGGGAAGGGCTCGGTTGCACTTCGAGCACATGTAAAGCTGTGTAAGCACCTTGCCATCTGGGCCTGTTTTGGCAAGGGAGATGGCGAAATCGTCGTCGTTTTCCATGTAATTCCTGTGTGAGGATGTGTAAGGAAGACGGAGCATACCCACTTGTCCACGCCGTTACAAGAGGTGTGTCGGCATGGCGGGGCAGTTGGGAACCCGCATGAATACTGGGTTTGAGCATGCCGCACCCACGCTGTCCGCTGCTAGAGTACTCTTGCTCAGGAAAACAGCCAAGAGTCCGGGAAGGAAACTGTCCACTTGCACTTGCATATATACATACCTATCCAAATCCTTATATATATATGTAGGCAAGGTGGGTGCGAAGTGGGTTGACGCCAGTATTCATGCGGGTTACGGGACGCCCACTACCTACGCATAGCGGGTGTAACTTCATGGACAGGTGGACAGACCCACTTCTCCACAACAACTCAGGGACAAGTTGTCCCCGAGTCGGATCGGGGCTCACCGGAAGAGCTTCCCCTGACGCAAGGGCCGGACGGACTGCACATAGTCTAGCCACTCGTTGTCCCTTGCGCGGGCCTCGTCGAGGATGCGCTTCTTGTTGGCGTTGTCTGCGGCAAGGCGCAGGTAGTCCTCCTTCAGGTCGAGGAGCCGGGCAAGTGCGGCGGGTTTCATGGAGGAGTGGATGGCGTAGCGGTTGGTCTTGGACATGGTGAGTTCTCCTTTGCGCCGCGTTGCGGCAGCTTTGCTTGGGTTGACAGGAAACGAAACAGCGGCCGGGCCTTCCTCCCGCGCCGCCGCGAAAAAACTGAGGGACATCGTGTCCCCGAGTTCAGAGCTGGGCCTTGAAGCTGCGCTTCTGACCGGCAGTCAGCGCCGCGTAGGCCTTGAGCAGCTTCTCAACAGGATCTTGCTGAGCACGGCCGCCCTTGGCCTTGGGTGCATCGGTTGCAGGGAAGCAAGCAGCAACGACGCGGTCTGCGGCCTTCTTGGCCGTCTCGTACTTGGCGTGGCTCGCGTCGAGGGTCAGGCCGCGCTGGCCGTCCTTGAGCGGCACCCCGTGCTTCTTGCTGGCCCACTCCAAGGCAAGCGGCCGGGCCGTGGTGCGGTCAGCAACCCCGAGTGCCAGCAGCTCCTCAGCAAACGAAAGGGCCGAGGCCTCGGCACGGTTGAACACGGCGAACACGGCGGCTTTGTTGAAAGACATGGTTGGAACTCCAAAAGAAAACCCGGCGAACTGGCCGGGCGACAGATCGGTGCAGAACTCCTGAACCGATGCCTCTATTTTACCACTGAGCTACTGCGGAGAACCCTTTACAGCGTATCCGGCGACCCCACCGTGGGGTGGGCACCCCTTTTTGAGGGCGGCATGGCAATCCAGCATGAACACTGTTCCACAACCGCACCCAGCACTTTGTAAAATCCTGGACACTTCTCTTGACACACTGACTACTTCCAGTACAACACTGAGTAAATCATCAAGAAATGCACTTATTAAAAAGCACACTTCTGCACTAAAAACCCAGCCGGCCAGACCCCACCCCGTGTACTTCCGATACAGCTCCGGCTTAAGGAAAACATATACACCCCTAAATTTTTAAAAAATTCGTAGTAATTTCTGTCAAACGTTGAACAGAAAATGGTGGGTAGCCGGCAGTGTTGGCGGCAAAAACTGACATTACGAAGCTGACCATGAAAAAAGCCCCCCGATTCGCACCGGGGGGCAATCCGTCTAGGAGATAGCAATGGCCCGCGCTTGCGCAGCGGCCGGAAAACAGTGTACAGTCCGCGCAACGAGGTTACAAGGCCCTGCGCCTACCTACGCGATCAATGTTGGAACATCTGGTGCAATTCAGTCCGGAACCTACACCGCCCGGAAACCTGCTCCCGCTCGACGACGCGGGCCCCGACGCCATTCTTGCAGCCCAAGTTGCGACCACTGACTGGCTGGCAGAGATCGGCGCGCCTCCCGACGACGAAGTCGAGGCTGAAGTGGAGAAGGCCCACGCCAGAAAAGCGTTCGGCACCCTGACAACGCAGACCAACACGCTGGAGCAGAAGGCGGCCATCGCCGCCCTGAAGACGCCCGAGGCTGTGCGACACCTGACCGGCATGCTGTCGGCCTACGACTGGGAGTTCATCGAGCAAGCCAAGGAGCTGCGCGGTTACACAGTCGCCAAAATCGTGGAAGAGACCACGAACTCGAACCCCAACATCCGCTTGAAAGCGCTGGCCCTGCTGGGCAAGGTGACCGAGGTGGGTCTCTTCACCGAGAAGATCGAGGTCAAGCAAGCGCCGGCCTCCGACGCTGAGCTGGATGCGCGCATCAAGGAGAAACTCGACAAGTTCATGGGCGTCGTGGACGTTCTGGAGATCTCCAAGGAACCTATTACCGACGTTGACCCTGTCGAGAAACCGACACTGGATCCGGATGCAACTGACAACGCTGACCAAGCCTGAGCTTGAGGCGCTGCAAAAGGCCCTGCCGCACATGAGTGCGCAGGAAAAGGCCGAGCTGCTTGCGGATCTGGAGGAGCGCGAGAAGCGCACCCGGCTGGCGGCCGCGCAGGACAACATGCTGGGCTTTGCCAAGGCGGTCTACCCCGGGTTCAAGATCGGGCCCCACCACAAGAAGCTGGCCAAGATCTTCACCGACGTGATCGAGGGCCGCAAAAAGCGCGTCATCATCAACATCGCGCCCCGTATGGGCAAGTCCGAGTTCAGCTCGTACCTCTTCCCGGCCTACTTTCTAGGTAAATACCCTAATAAGAAGATCATCATGGGCACGCACACGGCGGGCCTGTCGGAGGACTTCGGTCGGCGCATCCGTAACCTGATTGATGGGGAGGAGTACCGTGAGATTTTCCCCGAGACGGTGGTGGCAGAAGATCAGAAGGCTGCTGGCAAGTGGTCAACTTCCGCTGGCGGTCAGTATTACGCTGCTGGCGTTGGCGGTGCACTTGCAGGTCGCGGCGCTGATCTATTCGTTATTGACGATCCTCACTCGGAGCAGGACGTAAAGACGAACTCGCGGCTGGCCTTCGACACGGCGTGGTCGTGGTTCCAGACTGGCCCGCTGCAGCGTCTGATGCCCGGGGGCGCGATCATTATCATCATGACGCGCTGGTCGCTGCTTGACCTCACGGGCAAGCTCATTGACTACCAGATCAAGAACCCGGACTCGATCCCGTGGGAGATCGTGGAGCTGCCGGCCATCCTGTCCTCGCAGGACGAGGAGGGCAACGCGGTCGAGAAAAGCCTGTGGCCCGAGCAGTGGCCGCTTGAGTCTTTGAAGGCAACCCGCGCCGCGCTGGACCCCCGGTACTGGAACGCGCAGTACATGCAGCAGCCGACCGCAGAATCGTCGGCAATTGTAAGTAGAAAGCATTGGCGAATCTGGACCGGCGACGATCCGCCGCCGTGCGACTACGTCATTCAGTCTTGGGACACGGCGTTCGAGACGAAGAACAACTCCGACTACAGCGCCTGCACGACGTGGGGCGTCTGGTACAACGAGGAGGAGGGCAACAGCCCTCAGATCATCCTCTTGGACGCTTTCAAGGCGCGCATGGCCTTCCCGGAACTCAAGGAAGTGGCGCACAAGCACTGGAAGCAGTGGGACCCCGACGCGTTCATCGTGGAAAAGAAGGCGGCCGGTGCGCCGCTGATCCAAGAGCTGCGCCAGATGGGGATCCCCGTTCAGGAATTTACGCCCAGCCGGGGAAATGACAAAATGGTGCGTCTGAACGCCGTGGCGGACCTGTTCTCCTCTGGCAAAGTTTGGGCTCCGGACACGCGCTGGGCGCGTGAAGTCATTGAAGAAGTGGCGGCCTTCCCTGTGGGCGAGCACGACGACTTTGTGGATACGACCACGCAGGCCCTCCTGCGGTATCGGCAAGGTGGGTTCATCTCGCTGGACACGGACGAGAAGGAAGATCGGTACTTCCAGCGCCGCAAGGCGGCTTATTACTAAGGATTCATGGTGGCAACCAACATCGACAAAGCCCTCTTTCGTTCCCCGCAGGGGCTGGAGTCCGAAGCCGACGGCGCGGAGCCCATCGAGATCGAGATCATTGACCCGGAAGCCGTGAACATTCACGCAGACGGCGTGGACATCGAGATCGAGCAGGGCGAGCCCAGCGTTGAGGACTTCGACGCCAACCTCGCCGAGTTCCTACCCGAAGGCTACATTTCTACGATGGCCAGTGATCTGGCCTCGGACATCGACAACGACCGCAACAGCCGCAAGGACTGGGAGAAGGCGTATGTCACCGGCCTGAAGCTGCTGGGTCTGCAGATCGAGGAGCGCACCGAGCCGTGGGACGGCGCGTCGGGCGTGTTCCACCCCATGCTGACTGAGGCGATCGTCAAGTTCCAGAGCGAGACGATCACCGAGACCTTCCCGGCACAGGGCCCGGTCAAGACCAAGATCATCGGCAAGCAGACGATGAAGAAGCAGGAGGCGTCCGTCCGCGTGCAGGAGGACATGAACTTCCAGCTCACGGAGAAGATGCACGAGTTCCGGCCGGAGCATGAGCGCATGCTGTGGTCGCTGCCGGCGACCGGCTCGGCGTTCAAGAAGGTGTACTTCGACCCGAACCTCGGCCGTCAGGTCTCCATCTTCATCCCGGCCGAAGACATCCTGCTGCCCTACGGCACCTCGGACATCCAGACTTGCTACCGCGTCTCGCACCAGATGCGCAAGACCAAGGATGAGATCAAGAAGTTGCAGCTCGCTGGCTTCTACCGCGACGTTGACATCGGTGAGCCGGACAAGGCCATCGACGAGATCAACAAGGCCAAGGACCGCGAGACGGGCTTCACCGACCTCAACGACGACCGGTTCCACCTGATCGAGAGCCACGTTGACCTGTTCATCAAGGATGACCCGCTGTGCATCCGCGATGAGGACGGTGAGCCCGCTGGCGTCAACCTGCCCTACGTCGTCACCTTCATCCGGGGCACGAACACCGTGCTGGCCATCCGCCGCAACTGGAAGGAAGAGGACACGCTGCACCTCAAGCGTCAGCACTTCGTGCACTACCAGTATGTCCCCGGCTTCGGTGCATACGGCTTCGGTCTCTTCCACCTGATCGGCGGCTTTGCCAACTCGGCAACCAGCCTGATGCGCCAGCTTATCGACGCTGGTACGCTGTCGAACCTTCCCGGGGGTCTGAAATCCCGGGGCCTGCGAATCAAGGGCGACGACACCCCCATCGCCCCGGGCGAGTTCCGTGACGTGGACATCGGCTCTGGCGCACTGCGGGACAACATCCTGCCGCTGCCGTACAAGGAGCCCTCGGCCACTCTGTACAACCTGCTCAACACCGTCGTTGAGGAAGGTCGTCGCTTCGCCGCCACGGCCGACATGAAGGCTGCGGACATGTCCGCGCAGGCTCCGGTGGGTACGACTCTGGCGCTGCTGGAGCGTCAGCTCAAGGTGCTGACGGCGGTCCAAGCGCGTGTGCACTTCGCGCTCAAGCAAGAACTGCAGCTCATCCGTGACCTGATCCGCGACTACACGGACGAGGAGTACAGCTACGACCCGGACAGCGGTGACGACGCCGACGCACCCCGTCGGGTGAAGAAGACGGACTACGACATGGTGGAGGTCATCCCCGTGTCGGACCCCAACGCGGCCACTCTGTCTCAGCGGCTGGTGCAGTACCAAGCGGTGATCCAGCTTTCTCAGACTGCGCCGGACATCTACAACCTGCCGCAGCTCCACCGGGGCATGCTGGAGGTTCTGGGCATCAAGAATGCGGACAAGCTGGTGCCGCTGCCTGAGGATCAGAAGCCCAAGGATCCGGTGACTGAGAACATGAACGCGCTCAAGGGTGAGCCGCTCAAGGCGTTCCAGTACCAAGACCACGAGTCCCACATCAAGGTGCACATGTCGGCCATGCAGGATCCGATCGTGATGCAGCTTGTGGGCCAGAACCCCCGCGCTCCGCAGATCCAAGCAGCCATGATGGCGCACATCTCCGAGCACGTTGGCTTCGCTTACCGCCAGAAGATCGAGCAGCAACTGGGCATGCCCCTGCCGCCCGAGGACGAGAAGCTGCCGCCGGAGATCGAGATTGCCCTGTCGGGCATGATGGCTCAGGCTGCCCAGCAAGTTCTCCAGCAGAACCAACAGCAGGCTGCTCAGCAGCAGGCGCAGCAGCAAGCCCAAGACCCGGTCCTGCAGATGCAGCAGCAAGAGTTGCAGCTCAAGGCGCAGGATCTTCAGATCAAGCAGCAGAAGATTCAAGTCGATGCTGCCGCCAAGGCCGACGAGCTGTCGCTCAAGCAGGAAGAACTGGCTGCTCGCATGGAGCTGGAAGGCCGCAAGCTGACCGTCCAGACGCAGAAAGACATGACCAAGCTGGCGGCAGAGCAAGAGCGCGACGGTACTCGCATGGGTATCGACATCGCCAAAGCAAAAGCGCAGGAGGCTGCGCAAGCTCGTGCCGCTATGGCACGCCCCACTGGAAGCAAGCCCGTTAAATGATCCAAGATTTCGCACGCGTACTGCGCGAGAAGATACGCACCGACATGAACAACTACGCCGATGACTTGGCCGGCGGAGCATGTCGCACTTTCGACGAATACCAAAAACTCTGTGGTGTCATTCAAGGTCTAGCCACCGCAGAGCGTCATCTCCTCGACCTTGCAGAGAAAGTAGAGAACTCCGATGAGTGAATCCGGTCTGATCCTGCCTCCGGGCATTACCCTGCCCGCGCACATTAAGCCGCTCGACGCCCCCGAGGCGGGTGCTGACTCCGATACCAAGGCGTCTGCACTACCGGTCCCGACCGGTTACAAGCTGCTGTGCATCGTGCCAGAAGTGGACGAGAAGATTGCGGGCACCACCCTCGATCTCGTTCGAGATGCGGCGACCATGCGTATCGAAGAGCACGCAACCACTGTGCTGTTCGTCCTGCGCGTTGGTCCCGATGCGTACAAAGACACCACCAAGTTCCCCTCCGGCGCTTGGTGCAAGGAAGGTGACTTTGTGCTTGTTCGCACTTACACCGGTACTCGTTTCAAGATTTTCGGCAAGGAATTCCGAATCCTGAACGACGATCAGGTGGAGTGTGTTGTTGAAGACCCTCGCGGCTTGACCCGCGCTTAAGAAGGAGTACCCATGGCAGGATACAAGTTTCCTGACGAGCAAGACGACGGCAATTCGGCCGACGTTGAAGCCAAGGAAAATAACGAAGTCAAGGTCGGCATTGAAGCCGACGGCGATGTCGAAATCGAGATCGTAGACGACACCCCCGAGAAAGACCGTGGCCGCAAGCCGCTGGACCGGGAAGTCAACGACCCCACCGATGACGAGATCGACGGCTACTCCGAAGGCGTCAAAAAGCGCATCAAGGAGCTGACCCACGCCCGTCACGACGAGCGCCGGGCCAAGGAAGCCCTCCTGCGTGAGAAGCAGGAGCTGGAGCGTCTTGCACAGCACATTGTCGAAGAGAACAAGCGGCTCAAGCAGTACGTGCAGTCTGGCACGGAGCAGTACGCTGCATCGCAGGTTCAGGTGGCCGAGTCCGAGCTGGAGAAGGCCAAGAACCAACTGCGCCAAGCCACCGAGTCTTTTGACGCAGACGCCATCATCGCGGCCCAAGAGGCCATGATGGAGGCTAAGATGAAAGTACAACAGGCAAAATCTTTTAAGGCACCTGCTTTACAAGAGGAACGGGATGTTGTACAACCCACACATCAACCCGCACCCCAGCAAGAACTGGACGGCAAAACCCTGAACTGGCAGGCAAAAAACCAGTGGTTTGGTTCGCCGGGGTACGAGGAACTTACCAGCTTCGCACTGGGGCTGCATCAAAAACTGGTGAACTCGGGGATTGATCCCCGCTCTGATGAGTACTTCGAGAGGATCGACTCTCGCATGAAGGACAAGTTTCCCGAAGTTTTCGGCGAGGCGAAGTCCCAGCCGCAATCCGGCGGTGGCTCCAGAAAGCCTACGACGGTTGTTGCACCGGCGTCTCGTTCGACCGGCGCAAAGAAAATCCAACTGACGCCGACGCAAATCGCGCTGGCGAAGAAGTACGGACTGACCCCGCAGCAGTACGCTGCTGAAGTAGCAAAACTGGAGAAATCGAATGGCTGAAACTATCAACCGGACCCCCCGCGACCTCGCGTCGCGCGATAAAAGTGCTCGTGCTGTCTATGTGCCGCCGAGCTCGCTTCCCGATCCGACCCCTGAGCCGGGCTACGTGTATCGTTGGATTGCCACTCATGTGCTGGGCGAAGCTCAGAACGTGAACGTGTCCAACAAGATGCGTGAAGGCTGGGAGCCGGTGAAGGCGGCAGACCATCCGGAACTGATGCTGGAAGGCAATGCGAAAACTGGCAACGTCGAGATCGGCGGCCTCATGCTCTGCAAGATGCCCCGTGAACGTGCGCAAGCCCGTGATGAGTATTACGCCAACCAGAACCGGGCCCAGATGGACTCTGTCGATAACAACTTCATGCGAAACAGTGACCCGCGCATGCCGCTATTCGCCGACCGCAAGTCGTCGTCTACGCGTGGCAGCGGGTTTGGTTCTGGCTCAAAGTAAACTTTGGAGTTATAAATGTCCGCTACCGCTTCTCCCTACGGCTTCCGTGCCGTGAATGAGCTGGGCGGTCTGCCGTATGCTGGCAGCACCCGTTCCTTCCTCATCAACCCCGCTGGCTACAGCAACAACATCTTCAACGGCTCGCTGGTGTTCGTCGGTTCCGACGGCTACCTGCAACTGGTGACTGGTACTGGCGCTGACGCTACCACCAACTCGTTCCCCGGCTCCGGCACCCTGACCGGCGCTGTTGGCGTGTTCGTGGGCTGCTCTTACTACAACGCCCAAGGTCAACTGATCTTCTCGCAGTACTACCCCGCCAACACCACTGGCGTCGTGTCTGCGATGGTGATCGACGACGACCGCACCGTGTTCCAAGTGCAAGCCAACGGCTCCATGGCTCAGACCACTCTGGGCAACAACGTGTTCTTGGCCAACGCCCAGTCCACCAGCACCGGCTCTACCCAGACCGGCAACAGCAACATCGCCGTGTCGTCCAGCTCTGTCACCACCACCGCTGCTTTCCGCATCGTTGGCTTTGTGAACAGCACCACCTCGCAAGTGGGTGACGCTTACACCGACCTGCTGGTGAAGTTCAACCCCGGCTACCACAGCTATTCCAACGCTGTTGGCGTGTAATTAAGGAGTACTAAGAAATGGCTATCTCTCGTGCACAACTTCTGAAGGAACTCCTGCCCGGCCTGAACGCGCTGTTCGGCATGGAGTACGCTCGCTACGGCGAAGAGCACAAGGAAATCTACGAAACCGAGTCTTCCGAGCGCTCGTTTGAAGAAGAAACCAAGCTGGCTGGCTTCGCCGCTGCTCCTGTCAAGAACGAAGGCTCTGCCATCGCCTATGACAACGCGCAGGAAGCGTTCACCGCCCGCTACACCCACGAAACCATTGCTCTGGGCTTCTCGATCACCGAGGAAGCGGTTGAAGACAACCTGTACGACAGCCTGTCTGCTCGTTACACCAAGGCTCTGGCTCGTGCCATGGCTTACACCAAGCAGGTCAAGGCCGCTGCCGTTCTGAACAACGGCTTCAACGGCGCTTATGCTGGTGGCGACGGCGTGTCTCTGTTCGGCGTGAACTCTGGCGGCACCCGTGTTGGTCACCCGCTGGTTGGCGGCGGCCAGAACTACAACAGCCCCACCACCGGTGTGGATCTGAACGAAACCGCTCTGGAAAACGCCACGATTCAGATCGCTGCGTGGACCGACGAACGCGGCCTGCTGATCGCTGCCAAGCCCGTCAAGCTGGTGATCCCGCCGGCCCTGATGTTCACGGCCAAGCGCCTGCTGGACACCGAGCTGCGTGTTGCCACTGCTGATAACGACATCAACGCGATCAAGCAGATGGGCACCATCTCCGGTGGCTACACCGTGAACCACTTCCTGACCGACACCAACGCGTGGTTCCTGACCACCGACGTGCCCAACGGTCTGAAGCACTTCGAGCGTATCGCCCTGTCCACCTCCATGGACGGCGACTTCGACACCGGCAACGTCCGCTACAAGGCCCGCGAGCGTTACTCGTTCGGCTGGTCCGATCCCCTCGGCATCTGGGGCTCCTCCGGTTCGACCTGATCGACCGGCGAAAGCTGAAAAGGGGGCCTTGTGCCCCCTTTTCTTTTGCTGTATATTGCCCAAAACCCGGGTCATCCGGTGTTGCTGACGGCTCCGGGGCCGACGACATGCAGACAGCACACCACAACTCGCATGTGAGGAATCATGGCAAACACCACGTTCAATGGCCCGGTTCGTTCCCAGAACGGCTTCCAGTCCATCACCGTCAGCAGCACCACTGGCGCTGTCACCGTCAACTCTTCTTTCGGCACCGCCGCTGTGCTGGGCACCCAGTCCCTGTCGGGCGCTGGCGCTGTCGATGTCACCAACTCTTTCACCGCTCTGACCACCACCGGCTCTGCGCAAGCTCTGACGCTGGCTGATGGCTCTGTTGGCGAAGTCAAGATCATCACCCACGTCGTTGACGGCGGCTCTGCTGTTCTGACCCCCACCACCAAGATCGGTTTCTCCACCATCACCTTCACCAACGTCGGCGAGTCCGCCATGCTGGTGTATACCGCTGCTGGCTGGGCGATCGTCGCACTCAACGGCGCTGTCGCTGCCTGATAGGAGGCCGACATGGCCATGCAAACCGACGTTAAAAGTGCCACGGCTACGGCCGATGGCACCATGGTCGATCAGCCCACGCGCATCAAAGGCGTCCTCATCACTACCACCACCTCTGCAGGCTCGGTGGTGCTGAAAGACGGCGGCGCTTCTGGTGTGACGCGCATGACGCTCAACACCCCGGCTGTGGCCGAGATGTTCAACGCGCTCTTGCCCGGCGAAGGCGTGCGGTTCACGACGGACGTGTATGTGGACGTGACCAACGTCGCGTCGGTGACGGTGTTCTATGGCTAAGACCCCGGCATGGACGCGCAAGGAAGGCAAGAACCCCAAGGGCGGCTTGAACGCCAAGGGGCGAGCCTCTTACAACGCGGCCAATCCGGGCAAGCCCGGGCTGAAGGCCCCTCAACCCGAGGGCGGCAAACGCCGCGACTCTTTCTGCGCTCGTATGGAGGGCATGAAGAAGAAGCTGACCAGCGCCAAGACGGCCAAAGACCCGAACTCGCGCATCAACAAAAGCCTTCGGGCTTGGAACTGCTGATATGACACAGCACCAAGATACTGTGAAGCAGGCGCTAGATGTTCTCTCGGTGTTTGCGGCAATCGGCTCATTCTTGAACCTTATGACACCCGTCTTTGGTCTGATTGGCGCAGTCTGGACGTTGATGCGCATTGCTGAGATGGTCTCTGGCAAGCCGTTTGCGGAACTCATTCGCCGCAAGAAAGCCGAAGATGCCGAGCAGCAGTAAGAA